GCGACGGCTTCAAAACCGCCTTCACCACCTACGGGATCAACGACATAGGCCGCAGCCTGTTGCGCCGCCCTGAACTGGAGGATGAATTGCGGAAGGTGATTTACGCAAAGAAGCGCCGCCCGTTCTCGGTCAAGGATGACCGCGTCGTTTACATATGAGCAGGATGATCGGAGGTAATGATGCGCTGCGAGCGATGCGAGGGAACCGGCAAGATCGCGGAAATAAAGCGGCTCGGAAATTCCGATGAAGTGGCGCAGGGGCCTTGGGTGCCTTGCCCGGACTGCAACGGATCGGGGATCGGCCATTGCTGCGACGGCCTGCAGGCGCAGTGTGACAAGCCTGGCGCCTAGTTGCGCTTGCGCCGCGCCGCCTTGCCGAGCAGCGCCTCAACGCCGGCGGCGTCGAGTTTGAGGGCGTCCATCAGCCGCAGCATCATCGCGGCTTCGCTTGACGGCCCGTGCCTTGCCCAATCCTGCGCGGTGCGCGGCGCCTTGCCAAAGAAGCGGCCGGCCGGCTGAATGCCCTGGGTGGTGTAAGCCTTGCCTCCCGGCCTCGCAAAGCCGAGCCGCTGCAGCGCGGCGAGGTATTCGGCCGGCGTCATGCTGTGGTAGGGTTTGGCGTCCGACATGGCTTGAAGTCCTTTCGACGTGTTGGACATAGGGCGCGGCGGCTGCTACCGCCGCGCCCGCCTTCGTTCTACGCCACCAGGTCGAACAGCGACCCTTGCACCGGCGCGGCCGGCCGAGGCGCCGGCGCGATCTCCTCCGGCTTCTGCCGCGCCTTGCGGGCGGTGTCAAAGTCGGCGCACACGATCTCCACACTCGGCGCGACGCCGCGCCAGTCGGCGCGATGGAAGGCGCAATCCACGCCGCAGCCGGCCGCGAGCTCAACGCCGGTCTGCGCCTCGAACTGCAGATAATGTTCGCTCTTGCACTCGCGATAGCACTGCACGCCGCTGAACTGGAACGGCGCCGACATTTGCGGAATGATGAAGGCGCCATTGTCGGCGATGTCCGCCGCCAGGTCGATCAGATGATACTCGAAGGCGCGGCCGCTATAGCGCGGTCCCTGGCCGGCGCGCGGCGTTGAACCGAACGGCGGATTGGCGATGGCGCAGCCGAAATGCCCGAGCGTCGAAAAATCGAAGGCGAACACATCGGCGCAAATCCAGGTCGCCTCCGGCAACACCTTGCGGCCGACCGCGACATAATCCGGGTTTTTCTCGATGCAGACGATCTGCTTCTCCGGGCAATCGCTGCCGTGGCCGGCGCGGTGGCGCCAGTAAACATGAAACGCCAGGCACCCGATGCCTGCGCAAAGGTCGATGGTGCGGCCGCCCCAGGCGTCTATCGCAAAATCCTGCGCGAGCGCGGACGGCGTGAAGAAGGCGCCGGCCGATCCGTTCACATGGTTGGCGCCTTCATGCCAGTTGTCGAGAACAAAACAGCGTTCATCGAAGGTGAGAACGTCCTTCTGCAGCAATGCGACGGCGGCCGCGTGTTTCCTGGCTTCCGCCTTGGTGAGTTTCGCCATTGGGTGTCCTTTCGTTGGGTTGGCCGGCGCTGCTACGCCGTGGGCTAGAACAGGGATGGTTGGTTATGATCGCCATCAATCGCGGCTTTGATCGCCGCCGCGTGCTGGTTGTATAGCTTGGCGACAGTGCGAGGCATCCCCCCGAAACTGCCATCGTTTAAGTCATAGCCCGGCCACTCATGATAGTCGCGCCAGGCGTCAATCTGTCCGGTGTAAACACATCTGAGCGGCCGCCATTCGTAAGTAAGTTTCCGCGACCCGTCGCACCTTGCCCGAACAACGGCGCGCCATTCGTGCTTTCCGATGCGAAATGCCGGCGTTTCAAGGATTGTCATTGGTGCCGCTCCTCGCCATGTCGATCAAATCAGTTTGTGCCGCGTCATCGGAAAACAGACCGACATCGCACGGCGCTTGCGGCGCCCGCGCCCGCAAGGGCGCCTGCGCTTTCCGGCGCGCAAGATCGCCCTGGCCGGCGCGCTCGGCGCCGGCGAGGACGTGCTGCAAGCCTGCAGGGGTGCGATCGAGGTGACGCGTTCCGCATTCCAAGGCGGTACGGATGTCGCGCGGATTAGCCATTGGTCGCCTCGCCGATCTCGACCTCGTCAAGCGTGGTCTCGCCGTCGCAATCGTCGCAATAGGCGCCTTTGTCGAAGGTCTGCGCGCATTCCCATTGCTGCGCTTGGACGCTCCATGTGGCGTAGGCATCGGCCTTGACATTCTCGCTTTCGCAGGTCGCGCAGACCATTTTAACCTTCTTAGCCATGTGGTGTCCTTTCGGGTTGCGGCCGCTGCTACGGCCGGGAGGCGCAACGCCACCATGAGCGGCCGCGCGCGGCGGCCGCTGGTGCTGGCGTCAGCCGTAGCGGACTTCACCGAGCGCGATGCATTGAAGGAAAACGTCTTGCGTCACGTTGTCGTCGTTCTCGGCCATCATGTCGCCGAAGTGGCGGCCGTGCTTGGACGCCATCAGCGCAAGGCCCTTGCGAAAATCGTCGGCATTGCGGCGATGCCGAACGATGTTGTTCCCCTCGGCGGGCTTGCTCTCGTCTGCAATTTCGTGAATTTCGACCGTGAAGCCGTCCTCAAAAACCGGCGCATGGTCGTACCAGCAACCGTCGAAACCCTTGAGTTGCCTTTCCCACATGCCTTTGAGGAACACGCCGGCGCACCAGGCGCGCGTCATGTGGTTTCCTTCGATGGCGCCGACCATCATGTCAGCGATGCGGCGCGCCGGGACGTTAATCATGATCTGCATGTTAGTTCCTTTCGGTTTGCCGGCCGCAGATCGCGGCCACGGCCAGGAGAAGGGCGCCGGCCAGCGCGATCGCGCCGGCCGGAATGAAGGGTGCGAGCGCGCCCACTAGTTGGCCGCCTCGGTCTGCGAAACGTGAAACACGGTCGTGGTTGAGGGCCGGCGGAATGTCTCGCCGCTGTCATCCTTCGCCTTGCACTCAATGAAGGTGACAACCTTCACGCCCTTTTCGCCCTTGCGGACGTAGCGGCCGAGCGCCTTCCAGGCGTTGAACGTCAACACGTTCTCGCGCGGATGGATGTCGGCGGCGCCGATGCCCTTGGCGGCGAAGCCTTCAAAGATCGCGGCGTAATTGGTGAGCGAGGCGCCGTTGCGCGCGCGGTTCAGCGCCTCTTGCTGCATCTGGAGGCGGTTCGGCTTGGTGGTCATGTGGTGTCCTTTCGGGTTGCGGCCGCTGCTACGGCCTTAGCAAAATCAGCATACGCAGAATTTGCATAGGCAGAAAATGCGGCAGGATGTCGCACCCTGCATCGCGCGCGCGCCCGAATGCGGCGCCGCGCATTAGGGCCGCGTCGTCAATCGTTCTCACCGCACCAGGCGCCGCGATGCGCCGCGCTTTGCCTCATCAAAGGCCAGTAGCGCGTCGGCTGATCTTCCCCGCACCCGCGCCCGAACAGGAAAATAAGGCTCCGCGCGCGCCCGCGCCTTGCATCGGCTTCGCGCAACGCGCGGGCGCGCGCGGAAAGTGATTGACGCGGCGGGCGGCGTGGCACGTTCCAGCCTGCTTCCGGCGGGCGCGGGGTGGTGTCTTGCCACTGGCTAGTGCGGTGTCTTGTCGGAAGCCGTTGAGAGATCGAGGCGAATGGCGCGCTTAGACACATTAGCCACTCTAGACACCTAATCGGCCTCGCACGCGCGCGCGCGCGGGCGCGCGAGGGTGGGTGTCTGTCTGATCTGTCTTAAGTGTCTAGAATTGGAATTAGAGGCAATGCTTCAAAGCCTTATCGAAAGACACCGGCCTAGCCAGCGGTCAGCCAGCGCGCCGCGACCAATTAAATATTGCCGGATATTCGCATGAGCGGCGGCGACGGCACGCAATCGGCGATCATTGATGCTGCGCGCGACGCGGCCGCGGCGCGCGACGCGGCGGCCGGCGAGCAGCTGCAGCTTTTGCCGCCGACCAGGTTTGAGCCGGGCGATGAACGCCACGCGCATGCGGTGGCGGCGGTGCGGCGCGACCAGGCCGGGCGGCCGCCAGGCGCGCAGAACAAGGCGACGCGCGAGATCAAAGACCTTTGCCGGCAGATGTTCGGCGATCCGATGCTGGAGCGGTTCCGGTGGGCGATGCATACGCCGGAGACGCTGGCGGCCGAGCTCGGATGCTCGAAACTGGAGGCGTTCGACCGGCTCGACAAGATCCGCGCGGATCTGGCGCGGTTCTTTTACGCGCAGATGGCGCCGACCGACGCGGCCGGGAACGTCGCGCCGGCGATGTTCCAGATGTTCATGGGCGGCGCAAACGGCCCGCAGATGCAGGCCATCGCGCCCTGGCTGGAGCGCGCCGACAGGGCGAAAGAAACCCAACAAAATCAGGCACTTCCCGCGCCGCCCGATGCCGTGTCTCACGGCGGCTTGTCTCACGAGGAGGGCAAGTGACTGAAAATGCGACACATTCGGCGGCCTGGGCCGCTGATCCGAAATCATCGGCCGCTCGCCATCGGCCGGTGATGACGCGCCGGCGGCGTGCGGCCGCCTGGCGCCGTGGCCGGCGGGCATGCGCTCGCCGGCCACGCGTTCGTGAGACGGCCGCGCGCGGCCTGGCGCCGACCCCCACCGGCCTCGCGCGCGCGACCCGCCCCCCGGTCTGCCCGCGACCCCGGCCCCCGAAAGCGCGATCGCGCCCGCCTGCCGCCGGTGCGTTCCTGAGATTGCAATCGACCCCTGCCGATTTTTCGCAATCGCGACGGCCGATCGAGGGACGAAGTGCGCGGAAACTTTTTACGGTCGAACCGGGGCGCGGGGTGCGGGGAAGGTGCGGCTGTTACGCGCGCACAAAAAACCCAAGCGCAGGCGCTGACTGCGCAGGCTTGTCAGCGAGCGCCGCATGACGACGCTCGATTTCGGATCTCTCAACGATCATCTGCAGCGCACCGACCTGAGCGCAAACCTGATGCGGTCGCTGGAATGTGACGATGAATTCCGCAAGGCGCATCCCGATGTGGTGCGCGAGGCGATGAAGGCGCGGCCGTCCGGCAACGTGAACCTGCTGCGATCGGCGGGGCCGATTTCCGACCTCTACATTCTGGACTTTTGCGAGGTCGCAGTGATCTGCGGGCCGCAAGGCAGCGGCAAGACCATCGCCGGACAGAAAAAGGTTCTGGTTGAAAGCCAAAGGGTGTTTCCCGGTGCGGACGGGGTTCGCCGATATGTCATCGGCGTCTGGCGCCAGAAGTACGACAGTTTGTGGAAGGCGACAATCCCCTCGTGGTGGAAAGTTTTTCCGCGCACGACATTCCCGAAATGGACCGGCTCATCGCCGCGCGCCGCAACCCATGTGATCGAATATCAGGATGCCTGGGGGCTTGTGGAAATCACCGCGCATTTTCTCGCCTTCGGCGAAGATGCCAATGTCGAGGATCTGCGCGGCCTCGAATTCACCGATGTGCTGCTCCCTGAAATCGACACCATGCCGGAGGAATTGCTGATCTGGCTGATCGGCCGCGTCGGCCGCTCGCCGCCGGCGGAAGTGACCGGGCGCCAGGGCCAGGTCTATGGCGACATGAACGCGCCGGACATCCTGAACTGGTCCTACAAGAAATTTTTCGAGGATCTGCCCGAAGGCTTCAAGCTGTATCGCCAGCCCGGCGGCCGCCATCCCGACGCCGAAAACCTGCAGGCGCTCGGCGGGCGCGGCTATTACGACCAGCAGATCAAACTCAACGCCGCCAATCCGTGGTGGATCCGCCGCATGGTCGATGGCATTCCCGGCGTCTCGCGCGGCAGCGATCTTGTTTACGATCGCTTCGATGAAACCACGATGATGTCGCAAGTGACGCTGCAGCCGGACCCGGTGTTGCCGGTCATCATCGGTGTGGACAACGAATTGCAGCCGGCGGCCGCCTACATGCAGGAAATGCCGGACGGGCAGCTGCGCGTTCTCGCGGAAATTGCGATGGAGCGCGGCGGCATCGAAGAACTCGGCGACGCGATGCTGTCGCTGGAGGCGAAGCGGTTCCGCAATTGCGAATTCCGCACCGTCTGCGACCCCTCGATGCGCGCGGGCGAGGACAAGGAAAACGCCGGCGGCGACGACGATCGCGTGTCGAAGGGCTCGCAGCGCCAGCGTCTCGCCAAAAAACTCGGCCGCCCGGTCGATCTCGCCAAGAGCAACGAGCCGTCGCGGCGGTGGGATGCCGTGCGCGCGAAGATCGCGCTGAATTGCGGTCCCGGCCGCCCCGGCTATCTGCTGGATCCGTCCTGCAAGGGACTGAAGCGCGGCAAGCTGCAGACCTATCAATTCCGCAAGCTGCGCGGCACCAACGATCTGTCGTCGGTCATGCCGACATTCGACACGCACGTTGCCGACGCCGAGCAATACGGCGCGATGGAATGCGGCACCGATGAAGCGCGCAAGCGCAAGACCGATGTAAGGGCCGAACGCGAGAAGCGCCGGCGCGAGGCGCGCGAGGCCGGCCGCTACAATCCGCTGCGGCGAGGCGCGCGATGATCGCGGTCGCGGCGCGCGAGGCCGATGTCTTTCAGGTCTGCAACGACATGCGCGACCACAACGCGCGCGAATTGTTCGCGCTGCGCTTTCATCGCGATCGCGCGCTGATCGCGCGCGAGATCCTGGCGCGCGCGGATATGTGCATCCGGCTGGAGGCGCTTTGCGACGATGACGGCTTTCCGGCCGCGCTCCTCGGCGCCTGGCTGATCGGGCCGCGCCTGGCCGCCGTGCAAATGGTGATGACCGATCGCTGGCCGGCGATCGCCCGGCCCGCCGTCAGGCATATCCGCAAGCGGTTCATTCCGATGGTGCTGGTGCCGAATGTCGCGCGCGCCGAACTCACCGTGCTGCAGACGCCGGAATTCCCGCTCGACTGGCTGGCCTGGCTCGGCTTCTGCGCGGAGGGCGTCATGCGCCGGCGCGGCGTGCCGCCGGAGAATTTTGTGAACCTGGCCTGGCTGCATCCCGATCCGGCTAGCCTGGACACGGTTGACGCGGCCGCCGCCGGCGTAGCGTCGCCACCGTCAACCTGAAAGGGCTTTGGGCATGTGCGATGTGAGCGCGCTTTTTGGCCTCGGCGGCTCGGTGCTGGCCGGCAGTCTGCTCGGCCTGGGCGCCAAGAAGGCGAACGAGCCCGATTACGGCCCGGCGCTGGATATGCAGAAGCGCGCGCTCGATGAAGCGGAAAAATCCCGCAAGCTGACCGAGGATGCGCTCGCGCGCGCGGAAGCCTCGATGGTGGATCCGCGCGACTCGGAAAGCGCCCGCAAGGCGTCGGAACGCGCGATGCGCCGGCGCAAGTCGTCGCTCGATGTATTTTCCGGCGAAACCCTCGGTCCCGCCAGTGTCGGCGTCACCACGCTGTTCGGCGAATAGGAGAGGGGCATGGCCGATGAACGCGCGCAGGCGAAGCTGGCCCGGCAAGGCGAACTCGAAACCGCCCGCCGTCCCGAGGAGCGCGCCTGGAAGGAAATCGCCCGGCTGTTCCGGCCGGACGATCAGGACTTCGACGGCGAGAGCGACGGCAACCGGCGCGACACGACCGATCCCGAAATCTTCGACGCCACCCCGATCTATGCGCTGGACGATTTTGTCGGCGGGCTGTTCGGCCAGGGCATCAATCCGACCGATCGCTGGTTCGGCTTCGGCGTCGCCGACGATCCCGATCTCGCCAAGTGGGGGCCGGTCAAGCAATTCAATTGGGGGGCCGCCAATGCAGTGTTCGGCTCGGTGTCACCGGCAGTGTCGCCGTTCTATTCGCGCGCGCCGGCCTGGCTCGCCAATCTCGGCGCCTTCGGTTTCGGCCCGTTCTACCAGGAGGAATGGATCGGCCGCCAGCAGATCATCGACCGCGCCATCCCGGTCGGTGAAAGCTACATGGCGACCGACGCCACCGGCGCGACCAACGAATTTCACCGCAAGTTCATGCTGACCGGAAAGCAGATCAAGGGCTTTTTCGGCACTCAGTTCGACGCCTCAATGCTCGGCGACAACGACAAGAAAATCATCGTCCACGCGGTGTCGGAAAATCCCGAATTCGATCCGAACCGCCTCGGCTCCAAGCCGTGGCTGTCCTGCTACGTTTCGCCGGACATCAAGGATTTCTACATCGAGGGCGGCTATTACGAATTTCCCTATCACGTCCCGACCTGGAACGAGAAAGCGAAATCCGCCTACGGCTCCGGTCCCGGCCACACCTCGAAATCCGACGCCGCGATGCTGCAGGAAATGGAGCGCAGCGCGATCGTCGCCGCGCAATTCGACGCCGAAAAGGTGCTGTTGCTCAACGATGAAAGCGTGCTGACGGCGGCGGATGTGGTGCCCGGCGCGGTTCTGCACGGCACCATGACCGACCAGGGCAAGCGCATGGCCGAATATCTCGATCGCGGCGGCAAATATTCGCTGTCGGAAAAGAAATCCGAGGAACGCCGCGCCGCGATCCGCATGGCCTTCCGCTTCTCGATGATGCAGGTCGTCAACCGGCCGCAGATGACGCTCGGCGAATTCTCCGGCTGGAAAGAGCAGGAACTCAAATTGATGGCGCCGAACCTCGTGCGCCTGCAGACGCAAGGTCTGGCGCAATGGGTGTGGCGGCGCTTCCGCATCCTGCAGCGCGCCGGCCAGATCCCGCCGGTGCCGATGGAGTTGACGCGCCGCAAGCTGACCGTCGAGTTTGAAAGCCCGCTGGCGCGCGTGCAGCGGTTTGCCAATGCGCGCTCGGTGCTGCAGGCGCATCAGGGCCTCGAACAGCTGGCCGTGACCGATCCGGCGGTGCGCGACAACTGGAACAACGATGTGGCGGCCAAGCATGTCGTGTCCGCATTCACCGATGTGCCGGATCTGTTGTTCGATCCCCAGGTGGTGGCGGAAACGCGCCGCGCGCGCGCGCAGCTGCAGCAACAGCAGCGCCAGCTTGAACAGACCGCGCAGGCGGTCGAGACGGCGGCGGTCGCCAGCCATGCCGTACAGGCCAAGACCCTGGCCGATCAGCGCAGGCCCGCCGCATGATCGACCCGTCCGCACCCTACAAGGCCGTCGCCTGGTTCCGGCAGGTCTGGCCGTTCAAGACCAAAGCCTGGGCGGTCATCACCGAATACGCCACGCTTCGCCAGTCGCCGCATCTGCTCGCCGACATCGCCTTGCGCGGCGGCGTCTATGGCTCGCTGGCGCGCACGCCGGGCGATGTGTTCGGCGACGGCATCAACGAGGGCCGCCGCCAGCTGGCGAATGAAATTCTCGCGCTCGCCAAACAGGATCCGGGCGATCTCTACGCCCTCATCGAACGCAAACCGACGACCACCACCAAGGGAGAGTGAAATGCTGAAATGGCGAAATCTGTTGCTGTCATCCGTGGCGCGCGAAGGCGAGGGCACAGGCGGCGGAAACGGCGGCGGCGAGCCCTGGTACAAGTCGCTGAACCTGGCGCCCGAGAACGTCGCCTTCATCGAGGAGCGCAAATTCCCCGACCCCAACGCGGCGTTCCAGACCGCGCGCGAAAGCCATCGCATGGCGTCGTCGCGCAACGTGTTCGAGCGGCCGGCGGACGGCAAGATCAACGAATGGGGCGGCTGGAAGGAACTCGGCTGGAAGGAAAAGCCGGAGGAGTATCAGTTCAAGGCGCTGGACGACAACGCCAAGAAGGATCTCGGCTTCGAGTATGACGGCCAGCTGTGGGACACCTTCCGCACCGCCGCGCACAAGCATCGCGTACCGCTGCCGCAGGCGCAGGCGCTGCACGATGAAATGCTCGGCTTCGTCAAGCAGCGGCTCGGCGAGACCAAGGCCAGCGGCGCGCTGAAATCGCAGGAACTCAAGACCGCGCTGCAGGCCGAGTGGAAGGACGATTATCAGCGCAAGGAAGAAATCGCAAAGCGCACCGCGTCCGCGCTCGGCATCGGCGTGGACGACGCCAGCGAACTTGAAAAGCTGGTCGGCGCGCCGCGTCTGCTCAAGATGTTCGCCGCGCTCGGCGAGAAACTTGGCGAGGACAGGCTGATCGACCCCGACAACAACAGCAACAACATTTTGCCGGCCTCGATCGAGGGCATCCGCGCCAGCATGAATGCGTTCAAGGCGGACGAGAACAAGCGCCGCGCGATGAGCGACCCGATGCATGCGCAGCATGCGGCCGTGAATGCCGAGTGGCGAAAGCTGACCGAGCGCCTGGCCGCCGCCGAAAAGAAACAGGCGGCGTAACCGCGCCGTCCGACCCGCAACCAGCAGAGAGGAGGGCGCGATGGCCCCCAGGAAAAAAGCGAAATCGACAAAGGCAGCGCCGGCGAAGGCGGCCGTCGCGACCAAGAAGCCGGCTCCGATCGCCGGCGGCGTCGCGTCCTTTGCGCGCGGCTTCGTCAGGGATCTGCCGGCGGCGGCCGCCGGCGGCGTCTATCCGGCGAGCGCCAGCGATCGCTTTGCCGGCAAGACCTTCGACATCGCCGATGGCAAGCATGACAGCGACGGATGGCAGTTCGAGTTCCGCGCCGGCGCGTTCGTGCAGGCGGTGCGCGCCGATTGCGCCGGCGCCTTCACGGATTAAGCGATACGGCGGGTGGGGCAACATTGCCTCGCCCGCCGAACGATTGACGGCGCCAATGCCGGTCTAGCTTGCTTCTGCCCGCAACCCGTCGCTGACGGACCCGGCTGACCCGCGCGAAAGCCGCGCCGCCCACCCAGGCGCTAAACGGCAGGACGGACCCGCTGCATCCGCAGCCGCAACCCGGCCGAGCAACCCTGACCATCAACGCAACAGGCGCCGGACGGCCGCGAGCCGCCGCGCGCGATCAGGAGCTCATCATGGGTCCGGTTACAGACACCCACCGCGTGACGTATCGCGAGAACGTCATCATGGCGGTGCAGGAGAAGAAAGCGCAGTTCGACAACGCCTTCATGTTCGACCCCTCGCTCAACGGCGAGATCATGCAGATGGTCGATATTCTCGGCGCGATGGAAGCCATTATCGACGGCCCGCGCGGCGGCGACACCCCCGATGTCGAGGCGAGCCACGAGCCGGTCTGGTGCGTGCCGCGTCACATCGAATGGGGCAAGCTGATCGAGAAGGAAGATCAGATCAAGGCGCTCACCGATTACAAGTCGCCGTATGTGCAGGCGGGCGCGTCCACGCTGGTGCGCGGCCGCAACGTCATCATGGCGGCCGCCCTGTTCGGGGTCCGCATCATCGGCAAGCAGGGCGCCACCAGCAATTCCGCATGGGCCGGCCAGACCGTCGCGGTGACGGTCGGCTCCTCCGACAGCGCCACCGATGTCGGCATGAACGTCGCCAAGATCCTCGACGGCTTCATGCATTTCGAGAATTCCGACATTGATCTCGATGAGGAGGAAGTGCATCTGGCGCTCGATCCGACCGAGAACCGCCAGCTCTACGACGACATCATTTTCGTGTCGAAGGACTATCGCGACAAGGCGGTGATCGAGGAGAAGCGCGTCAAGTCGATCCTCGGCATTCCGATCCACACCACCAAGCGCGTCGCCAACACCGCCTCCACTTCGACGGCGGCGTTGTGGTGCAAGTCGGGCATGGCATGGGGGCGGTTTGCCCCCCTGGATGTGCGATCGGCGCCGAACCCGGCCAAGAAATTCCGTGAGCAGTGCTACATGGAGGAATGGCTCGGCGCGACCCGTCTTGAGGACGAGAAGGTCGTCAAGATCCTCAACAAGATCCCGTCCTGACCGGACACACCCGCCGCGCGCAAGCGCGGCGGGCCTTCGGACTGCGTTGTGGGTTGAGTGGCGCGAATGCCGCAGGCGGCAAGCGCGCGCAGCGTCGGATTTAACCGAAACCAGGAGAGCAACATGGGTGAAGTCACAAAATACGGCGCAGGTTATCGCAACCTCGCCAATCTGTCGGACCACCAGGCGGTGTTCGCCGAAGGCCGGCCGCGCAACATCGTCAGCACGATTGCTGTCGCCAACGGCGACAGCGCCAATTCCAAGCATTATTTCGGCCAGATCCCCTCGCACGCGATCATCGACCCGCGTTCGCTGCTGTATCACGGCTCGATCACCACGCTGGCCGACTACGATCTGGGCCTGGAATATCGCGGCGATCTCGTCACGCTCGACGGCCTCGCCAACGGCCTCAACCTGACCTCGGCCGGCACCAAGTCGCCGATCGCGGCCATCACCGCCGACAACTACGCCAAGCGGCTCTGGGAAATTATAGCCCTGAGCCGCGATCCCGGCCGCGTCTATGACCTGGTCGGCACCATGAAGGCGGCATCCACCGCCGACAGCTACATCACCATGATGCTCGACTTCATCAAGAAGTAGGGCGCCATGACCGCGCGTGCCGGCACCGAAACGGCCGCCGCCAACGGCGCGCTCTCCCACATGGGAGAGCCGCCGATTGGCAATCTCACCGAGGCCACGCACAAGGCAAAAACCCTGCGCCGCGCCTTCGGCGACGTGCGCGACCAGATCCAGCGCGCGAAGGACTGGAACTGCTGCACGGCCTGGATCGAGCCGTCGCCGGAGGCCGGCGAAAGCACCGGGCCGCTGAAAAACCGCTATCGCATGCCGTCCGATTGCCTGCGCGTGCGCTCGGTCGCGGATCTCGCCGAGGACGAATGGGCGGTGGAAGCCGCCGAGGGCGCCGAGGAGGCGATGATCCTGGTCACCACCTCGACCGCGCCGCTGGTCTGCTATTCGAGGCGCATCGTCTCGCCGGCCTTGTGGGACGCGCAGCTGCTGATCGCGTTCGAGTTTGCGCTCGCCGCGCGCGCCGCGCCGACGATCGCCAAGAACAAGAACATCATTGCGGATCTGCGCGCGGCCGCGCGCGACAGCCTCAACGACGCCGCAAGAACCGACAGCAAGGAAAAGGCGCGCGGCGCGATCTCGAAAAGCACCAGCTGGATCGCCGCGAGGCGCAGATGACGCGCGCATCCTGCAAACATTTGGATGCGTCATGATCGAGGCGCTAGCCGAAAAAACCAAGTTCTCCTCCGGCGAGATCGGGCCGGTTCTGCATGCGCGGCAAAATCTGGCGCGCAACCAGTCCGGGCTGGCGCGGCTGGAAAACGCAGTCGTGCTGATGGAGGGCGGCCTGGCGCGGCGCGGCGGCACCCGCTTTCAGTTGCCGCTCAGGACGCAAAGCCAGCGCGGCAAGCAATGGACCTTCCGCTATACCGCCGGCGACACCTATGTGCTGGTGTTCAACGGCGGCAAGATGCGCGTGAAGCGCGACGGCGGCTATGTGCTGGATGGCGCGGATCCCTACGAGATCGACATTCCCTGGGCGGAAGCGGATCTGCCCAACCTGCGCGCGGTGTCGGTCGGCAATGTGATGTTCGTGGTCTGCGCCGGCCACGCCCCGCGCACCATCACCCGCAACGATCACGACGATTGGGTGCTGGCGGAATATCAGCCGACGAACGGGCCGGTCGGCGACCAGAACCTCGATACGGCAAAGACCATGCGCGCCAGCGCGCAGATCGGCGCCGTCACGCTCACCAGCGGCTTCAACTATTTCACCGCCGCGCATGTGGGGAAGCCGTTGCGGCTGGACGAGGTTGACCTGACCTTTGTTCCGCTGTGGACCGTGAACGAGACGATCGCGCTGACCTTTTCCAATATCAGCTATTCCGGGTCGTCGAATTTCGGCAACTTCAACCTGTTGAGCGGGTTGGCGGCGATGTTCGACGGCAATGCCGGCACGGTCGGCCGCGCCAACCCGCTCACCGGCGAGAAGGTCCATGCCGGAAAGTCGCTGGCGGCGGCTTCGGCGGTGGCGCGCGCGCAAGTCACGCTCGATGTCGGCATATCGTGGAACACGGTGTGGGAGTTGCGCGGCAAGGCCGGGACGGCGCCGGCCAGCGCGTCCGTGGGCGATCTGCTGTGCGAACTGACCGTGGGAGCGGGCGTCACCTCGTTCAACCTGGTCTCCAACAACGCGCTCACCTCCTACAATCACATCTGGATCACCGCGCGCCATCACAACGTTTACGATGGCGGCGGCTCCTTCCAGATATTCATCGACGTGCGCGAGGTCGTATTCCAGAATTATTCGTCATCGACCGCCGTTCTGCGCCGCTGGCAGGGCCGCATCTATCAGGTCATCACGGCCGGCAACAGCGGAAGCAACCCGCCCACGCATGACGAGGGCGATGTTCTGTCCGGCACCGGCGGCGTGTCCTGGCGCTACCAGAGCCGCGATTACGGTTTCGTCCGCATCACGGCCGTCACCGACGAACAGAACGCGACCGCCGATGTGCTTCTGCATCTGCCGCTCTCGGTGACGCAGCGCGACACCTATCGCTGGTGGCCGCCGGCCTGGACGGCCGATGAAGGTTTCCCCGACCGCATCTATCTGCATGACGGCCGGCTGCTGTTCGCGCGCGGCAACCGCCTGTGGCTGACCCGGCCCTCGGATCTGTATTCGGTCGAGGAAATCGCCGGCGATCCCGACAGCGCGCTGGCGGTCGCGCTGCGTTCGCAGGACGGATCGCTGCCCGACATCGAATGGGTCTTGTCCGGCGGCGGCGCGCTGGTGCTGGGCCTGCGCGACAGCGAATGGATCGGCCGGCCGGCGAGCCTGTACGAAGCCATCACGATCGACAATTTCAGCCTGCGCCCGAAAAAAAACGAGGGCTCGGCCGCGCATGTGCCGGCCGTGGTCGATGGCGGCGCGCTCACCATCGGCCGCTCCAAACGACGCCTGCATTTCGTGCGCTTCGATGACGACACATCGTCTCTCGATGTCGTCGAAATCACCAAGGCCGCGCGCCACATCCTGAAAGGCAAGGCGCAGGGCATCGCGTTCCAGCGCGACCCCAACCGGCTCGCCTGGATCTGGTGCGAGAACGGAGATCTGCGCGGCTTGACCTTCGACCCGGAGGAAAAGGTTCTGGCGCTGCATCGCCACCCGATGACCAACGGCTATGTCGAGGACGTGGTCTGCGCGCCGTCCGCCGACGAAAGCGTGACGGAGGTTCATTTCATCGTGCGGCGCACGATCGCCGGCGAGACCAAACGCTACAGCGAGATCCTGACCGACTTTTTCGAGCCGGCCGATGACGATGCGCCGACCGCCGAAGGCGCCTGGTTTGTGGATTGCGGGCTGCGCTATCAGGGCGCGCCGGCGACGACATTCGCGGTGCCGCACCTGATCGGCCAAGAAGTCGCCATTCACGCGGACGGCGCCATGCGGCCGCGTCAGATCGTGCCGGAGAACGGCAACGTGGCCCTGCCGCGCGCGGCATCGGATGTCGTGATCGGTCTGCCGATCGCCTGGAAAGCGGTGTCGCTTGCGTTCGATCTCAACACCCAGGCGGGATCCACCAAGGGCGATCAAAAGACCGTGCATCATGTCGTGCTGGACGTGGTGCATGCCGCCGGCGGCTATGTCCGTTGCAACGGCGGCGAGAAACACATGCTGCATCCGACCGGCGGCAAGAAGAAGGGCACGCCGATCGCGCTGCGCACCGGCACCTATGTGCATGGTCCGATCGAATGCGAGGCGGCGACGCATGCCGTGATCGAGGTGGGCGGCGACGACACCATGCCGTTCACCCTCACCGGCCTGTCGCCGGAACTCGATGTGCTGGAGACCGGCTGATGTGCGACATCACGCAAATGATCGGCCTGGGCTCATCGACGCTGGGCGTCGCCGGCAATATGTATCGCGGGTTTTCATCGTCGTCCGCGCACAGGATCTCCGCGCAGATCGCGCGCGGCAATACCGAGATCCTGCTCAAGAACGCGGAAACCGAAGGGCTCAAGGGTGACTTTGCCCTGCAGCGGTCCGCCTTCGAGAGCTCGCGGTTGTTGAGCCAGGTCGAGCGCGTGATCGGCGGCCAGACCGCGCATTTCGCCGCCAACAACATCGACCCGTCCACCGGCTCGCCTTTGCTGCTGGCGGGCTTCACCGCCGCGCAGGGCGAGGTCGATGCCGGGCTGATCCGCGCGCGCGGGGCGCTGGAGGCGGCGGACGCGCAGGCGCGTGTCGCCTCCACGATCGGCAAGGCGTCCGCCTCGGCCTTCACCGAAATCGCCGAACTGGAAAAATCGACCGCCGCGCTGGTGTCCGGCCTGTTCGGCGCCGGCACCGCGCTGCTCACCGGCGCGACCAAATGGGCGGGCCTGTCGGGCGGCTTCGACAGCGGCAAGACATCCGGCCCGGCCTATGATGCATCGGCCGATCCGTTCCTGCTCAACTTCGACGCGGGGCTGCGCTGATGGCCCGCGCTCCCACATATCTTTCGCAGAGTGCCGCGCCGCAGGCGCCGGCGCTCACCGTCCAGCCGCAGGACGTGCCGAACCTCGCCGGCGCCGGCGCCGCGATCGGCGAGGCGGCGGCGGATCTCGGCCGCGCCGGCCAGGGCTTCGCGGTCGCGCTGGAAAACGCGCAACAGGACACGCGCGTGGCCCAGGCCAGAACCCGCGCGCTGACCGAAATCGACGCGCTGGAAACCAAATTTGCGCGCGATCCCGACTTCCAGAACGCGCCGCAGAATTTCGGCACTGAAATCGCCCGCATGAAAGGCGAGGTGATGAAGGATCTCCGCGTCGGGCCGGAAAAGACCGCGGAATTCGAGACCTGGTTTGCCCGCTCGCAATTGCCCGCGGCCGGCCATGTGCGCAAGGCCGCGCTCGGCCTGGAGCAAAGCACCAACCGCGCCGGCCTGATCGAGCGCGGCGTCGCTTACGAAAACCGCGCGGTCAACGCGGCGTCGCCGGTCGAGCGCGCGGCGGTGATGAAGGAATGGGAGAACGACATCGACGGCGTGGCGGCGTCGCTGTGGATCTCGCCGGCGGAAGCGGCGAACATGAAGCTGCAGGCCGGCCGGGGCCTGGCGCGCGCGGACCTGTTGCGCCAGATCCGCGAAAACCCGGAAGGCGCCTATGCCTCGCTCGCCGACGCGAACAACTATCCACTGCTCGATGCCGACGAACGCGAGCGGTATCGCACCGCCGCCGGCAGCGCCGCCGACCAGCTGAAAATCGACCGCCTGCACCTGCAGGCTGAAACCGATCCCGCCGCCGCGCGCGCGCAGCTGGACGACACCGAATTCGCCGCGCCGCATTCCAGATACCGCGCACTCACCACGATCGCGAGCGCGGCCACCGCCGCCCGCACCCGCGCCGACCATGCCGCGCGCGTCGCCGCTTCGACCGACCGCAGCAACGATCCGGTGCTGGATCTCATCAGGGAGCGTTATCCGGTCGATGACGGCCGCATTGCCGAAGCCTTGCGCAAGGCCGATGCCGCCGCCGCCACCGGCGATCTGAAATCGGCCGAATATGCCCGCGACATCCGCGAGCAGCTGGCGCTCAAGCCGGTGATTGACGAAGCCTATGCGCGGCCGCCGGCGGTCAACGCAGCCGAACTCGCCCAGGTCGAGGCGGCGGTGCGCTCCGGCAAGGATACCAGCCCGGAAACCTATCGCCGGCTCACCGCGCTGAAGGCGGTCAACGCCGAAATCGCCGACAAGAAAGACCGCGAGCCCGTCGCGCTGTTCGAGCGCGCCTATCCGCGCGCCGGCGCGGTCGTGATCGACCCGCGCGCAACGCCGGAGGAGCCGGGTTTTGCGGCCGCCCTGGCACATCGCGGCCAGCAAGCCTTGCGCGCGCAATCGCTGTGGCTCGGCAGCGCCAAGCCGTTCAAGGCGCAGGAAGCGGTCGCGCTGAAAGAGCGCATGGCGCAGGCCGGATCCGGCGAGCGCGCGGCGATGATCGGCGCCTTCGCGCGCAACCTGCCGCGCGGCGTCTATGACGAGGCGATCGAGCAGGTGTTCGGAAAGGACAACGTCACCGCCTTTGCCGGCCGCGTGATGATCGAGCGGCCCACACTCGCCCGCGAAATTCTCGACGGCCAGGCGCTTATCAAGGCGCAGGGCGAAAAGCAGGGCGGCGACGTGCTGCGCTCGGCGCTGGCCGTGACGGTCGGCGGCGATCTGTATCCCTCGGCGCAGATGCAGGACAGCGTGGTGCGCGCGGCGGAAGCGGTGGCGGTCGCGCGCGCGGGCCGCGCCAATGCGCTGTATGAGACACCCGATCAGTCGCTGCGCGAGAAGGCGATCGAGGACATCACCGGGCCGATCGTGACGCGCAACGGCGTGCGCGTGCCGCTGCCGCCGATGCTCGGGCGCGGCCGCGCGCTCGACGTGATCGACAATCTGAGCGAGGACGATGTGGCGTTCTCCGGCGGCGCGATCGACGCGCGCGGCAACGTCCTGCCGGCGCGCACGATCTCGCGCCATGCGCAGCTGAAGCCGCTGCAGGTCGGCGGATCCCGCTACGCGGTGCTGATGCCGTCCGCCGATGGGCGCGGCCATCCGGTGCTGGACCAGGACGGACGGCCGCTGGTGCTGGATCTCGCCTGGCTGGCTTCGCGCAAACAGCCGGCGCGCGCGGCGGCGGGCGAGAGCGGGATGGCACCATGACGCCGGAAGCGGCCGAACGCGATTATCTGGACGAGCTCGCCACCCGGCCGGCCGCGCGCGCGCCTGCGACGCTGTCCGAAATCGTGTCGGCGGAATGGGCGGCGTCGGGGCTCGACACCCTCACGGGTTCCCTCCAGCCGACCGAGGATGCCTACGAGGAATTGCTCGGCAAGGCCGAAAGCCTCGCCGGCCGCCGGATGCGGATGGGCGTGTCGGTGCCGGTGGAGGAGCGTGTCGATCATATCCGCTTCATGACCGCCGATCTCGACGCGGAAAAGCGCCGCGAACTGGAGCCGCTGTTCGACGTGCGGCTGAACGCGGCGAAAAAGGCGCAGGCGATCGAGCGCGACGCCGGAGAGGTGCGCGCGGCGACCTATGGCCTGAGCGGAAACGGGCTGGCTTTCCTGACCGGCATGGCGCGCCAGGTGGTGGATCCGGTCAACCTGGCCACCATCCCGATCGGCGGCCCGCTGAAAGGGCCGGTGCTGAAAATGCTCGGCCGGGAATTTTTGCTCAATGCCGGGATCCAGGCCGTCCAGGAGCCGGTGATCCAGAGCAACCGCGCCAGGCTGGAACTGGAAGCCGGCTGGTCGCAGGCCGCCGGCAATGTGCTGGAGGCGGGCGCCGGCGCGGCGGGCCTCGCCGGGTTTTTCCGCGCCGCCGGCGCCGGCCTGAAATATGTTCGCGGCCGCCGGCCGGCACCCGAACAGCAACTGGCGGACTGGAACGGCGAGCGCAGCTTTATCGGCTATCTGGACGATGAGGCCGCGACCGCGCTCGATCGCGGCACCGCCTATCCCGGCCGCGACTCCGTCGCCTTCGGGGAGGCCGTGAATTCCGCCAGGGGCGTCACAGGCGAGTTTGACATCGCGGCGGCGGCGGCCGCGCGCGTCAGGACGGAAAAAACCCCTCCACGGAGTCCGCTGGGGCCGGGCGACCCTATCGGTTTTCTGAGCCCTGACGACGCGGATGCGCTCGCACGCGGGAGGGTTTACCCGAGGCGGGATCCGGCGGCCTTTGGCGAGGGCGATCCGGCCGGCGCCCCCGGCGCCGGAGACTTCGCGATCGCCGACGCCGCCCGCGCTCGCGCGCGGACCGAAAAAATCCCGCCGCGCACGCCGCCCGAACCGAACGATGAGCCGCGCGGCTTTCTGAGCGGAGAGGATGCCGCGATCGCCGAGCGCGGCCGCGTCTATCCGCAGCGCGATCCCGTCGCCTTCGGCGAATTCGACATGGCCCCGGCCTGGCGCGTCATGGACGATCTGGCGCCGGAGGACTTCGAGGCGGCGGCGCGCGCGCTGGAGCGCGACCAGGTCGTGAGCGATCAGATCGCGGAATTGCCGCCGGCCAGGAGCGCCGACGCGGAGGCCGTCGCCGAAGCGCGCATCGCCCAGGAGCGCGCGATCGAGGACGCCGCGACCGCGATGGATCAGGGCGCGCCCGTCCGCCGGCCGGCCGAACCGCCGCGCTCGGAATTCTCGGGCCTTTCGACCGCCGACCTTGCCGCCCGCTTGGACGGCGACGCGGGACCGTCACCGTTCGAGGACGTGATTTTCGACGTGTTGCCGCCGGCGCGCGTTGCGCAGCTGCGGGCGCTGGAACCGCCGGTGCGCACCGATGCCCTGTCGGCCGCGATCGACCGCGCAACCAGGGCGGACATCTACATCGAGGCGCTGCCGGACGATTTTCGCGTGTCGCATTGGGACGGCAAGACGTGGCACCCGGCCGGTTTTGCCGATAATCCGGCCGCGATGACGGATCTGCAGCGGCAGATTTCGGAAATAGTCGAAACCGTCATGGCGCTGCAGGTCGATGCCAGGGGCAACCGCACCCTGCCGGTCGATCAGTTCAATTCGCAGTTCAAGCGGACATGGCGCGGCATTCGCGACATCGCCGCACCGGATGCACCGGCGGCGCTGGCAGACCTGCCGATGCCGGCGATCAAGGCGTCGGGCGAGATCGAGCCGGTGCCGTTGAATGCGCCCAAGGCCAGACGCGGACCTGCGGCGCGCGACCCGGAGACATTTTCGCTGTTCGAGTTTCTGGCGCGGCGCGGCGGGCTCAGGCCCGATCCCGAACTCGACGCCATTCTCGACGGCGGCCGTTTCGTGCCGGGTTTTGGCCCGCTTGTGCGCAAGAGCGGCATGAGCCTCGATCGCGCGCGCGAGGCCGCCGTGGAAGCCGGCTATTTCCGCGACCAGGGCGCCGATCGCGGCGGCGTCACCACCTCCACCGTCAACGACCTGTTGCGCGCGATTGACGACGAAAGCCGGGGCAAGCGCCGCTATATCGAGGGCCGCGAGCGCGGCGAGGCATTCGACCCTGTGGAAAACCGCGCCTTCATCGAGCGCGAGATCGACAACCAGCTGGCCGAGGCCGAGATCGACCCGAAAACCATCGACGCGCCGCTGCTGGAACGCACCCGCGAGATCATGGAAAAGGAGGGCGAGCGCGACGCCCTGGTTGCCTTCGAGCGCGCGGTGATGGAAGATAGGGACCGCTATGAACGCGCGTTCAAGCGGCGGAAACAAGATGAAGATCTCGCAGAAATCCCAGGATGGGACATTCCTGATGACGCCGGCGCAACACCGCAGGGCCGCCGCGCTTCTGCGCGAGACAGATCCGGCGATGCCGCTGGCGGAAAAGCAGGCGGCGGCGAAACTCGCGAGCCATCACGAGGCGCTGGCGAAGGCGATCGAGACGCGCCAGCTGCAGGAAACGACCTCGATCAGCTAGGCGACCCCGCGCTGGCGCGCGAGGCCGCGCGCATCCTGGACGACGCCGGCGATCTCGACATCACCGTGAAACTGCCGGACGGCTCTTTCCGCACCGTCTCCGCACGCGAGATCCTGCGCGAAGCGGAGGAGGAAGCCGCCGCCGCGCGCGAACTGATCGACTGCATCGGCATCAAACCGGAGGGCGCATGAGCCAGCGCAGCGGCATCGTTTTTTGCGGCAAGGCCATAGAGGACATGAACCGCACCGAATTGCTCGATGTGGTCAAGCAGCTTGATTGGCATGTCGCGCGGCTGATCGAGAAACTTGCGCGGCCGCATGAACCAAAGGAAAGCACATGACCGCCCGCCGCTGTTTCTCCGGCAAGATCGAGGGCGGCGCTGTCAATCGCCGCGCCGGTCAGCAATTGCTCGACATGATGGACGAATTCGAGCGCAAGCATGAGGCCACGCTCGGCGCGGCCGCCGGCGGCCGCCAGGCGGCGCTTGACGCGGCGGCCTATGTCACCGCCGACGCCGCGCGCAAGGCCGATGAGGCGCGCGGATCCGTGATCGCGCAGGCCAATGTGCTGCGCGCCTTCAACGCCTATGCCGGCAGGGTCGATGATCTGCGGCAGACGCCGGGCGTGTTCGGTTTCGGCAACCAGGCGCCGCCCTCGCTCGGCAAGGGCACGCAGACGCCGCTCGGCGCCGCGATGCGCTCGCTGCTGGCGCGCGATCCCTGGGAGATCGCAAGCTGGCAGAACGTGCATTATCTCTCGCGCAACATCCGCGCCGACGCGCACCGGCTGTTCGCCGACGCGATCGAATTCCTGCGGCCGAAGAATTTGGGAATGACCGACCAGGCCACGCGCGAACTCGACGTGCTGCGCGTGCTGTACGGCCGCACCGATGTGGACGCCCAGGCGCGCCCGGTGGCGGATGCCTGGGAGCGCGTGTCGGCATCGCTCGCCGACCAGTTCATTGCCGCCGGCGGCAAGCTGGCGAAGCGGGAAAAATGGCGCCTGCCCAACCCGGATCTCGACAGCGCGAAAGTCAGCGCGCTTGGCCGCGAGGCTTTCAAGAGCCTGATGCGGCCGCACCTCGACCGCGCCGACATGCTGGATTTCAATACCGGCCAGCCGCTGACCGATGCGCGTTTCGAGATCCTGTTCGATGAAGCCTTCGACGCGATCGTGGCCGAGGGCGCGCAAGGTCTGCCGAGCGCCGGCGTGCAGGGCCGCCGCATGCTGGCGAACAGCCGCGACGTGTCGCGGTTCTTTTCCTACAAGTCGGCTGAAAGCTGGCAGGCGGTCGCCGACGCGGTCGGCGCACACGCATCCGTGTTCCAGACGATGGTGGCGCATATCCATGCGATGGGGGACGAGGTCGCGGCGATGCGCGTCCTGGGGCCGAACCCGGAGGCGACCAGGCGGTTTATTCTCGGCCTGTTCGATCGCGAGGCGGCGCGCCTGGCGCAGACGGATCCCGGAAAGGCCGGCAAGGCGACCAAGGCCAACCGCGCGATCGCCGCGCGCGTCGCGCTGGAGCGCCGCATGTTCGAGGATCTGTACGCGGAAGTGACCGGCGCCAACCGCGTGCCGGTCTCCACCGAAATGGCGCGCGTTCTCGGCGACACCCGCCATGTGCTCTCGGCGGCGCAACTCGGATCCGCCATGATTTCCTCGCTCACGGATCCCGGCACGCTGATGATGGCGGCGCGCTTCAACGGCCTGCCGGTGATGTCAACGATCGGCCGCGCCGTGTCGATGATGACCGAAAAGGGCAGCGAGGTATTTGCGGCGCAACAGGGGCTTGTGCTGGACACGTTGGCGCATGCCGCCGGCCAGGCCGACAAGGTGATGGGCGAGACGATCCGCACCGGGATTGCCGCCAAGCTCTCCAATGCCAACATTCGCGCGTCCGGCCTGCGGCGCTGGACCTCGGTTCTGCGCGGCGCCTTCGGCCTCGAAATGATGGCGCATGCCGCGCGCGAGCGCGGAAAAGCCTTCGGCGATCTCGGCGCCGATTTTCGCGCGAGCCTCGACCGCTACGGCATCGGGGCGGCCGATTGGGATCTCATCCGATCGACCGCCCCGCATGAGCCGCGCGCCAATGCCGTTTTCATCCGGCCGTCCGACATCGCGGCCGCCGGCCACCGCGACGCCGCCGACAAGTTCGCGCGGCTGATGCACACCGAAATGGACTACGCCGTGATCGAGAACGATCCGGTGACGCGCGCCATGCTGATCGGGCAGAGCCAGCCCGGCACGATCGGCGGCGAGGCGCGGCGCGCGGTGTCGATGTATCGCAATTTTCCGGCCACCTTCATCACCATGCATTTCGCCCGCGCCTTCGCGCGCGGATGGGACGGCAAGCGGCTGTCGCATGGCGCGCTCACCTTCCTGACCATGACCGCGCTCGGCACGGTCGCGATGCAATCCAAGGAAATCATCGCCGGCCGGGATCCGCTCTCGCTCGATCCGACAACCGGGAACGGTTTACGCGCCTTCGGCAAGGCGATGCTCCAGGGCGGCGGGCTTGGAGTGTTCGGCGATGTGCTGTTTCTGGATCAGACAAAATACGGGAATTCCTGGGCGGCGACCATTGCCGGCCCGCAATTCGCCGCGCTCGAAAGCGTCATGGGCGATGTCGCGATCCGCAACGTGCAGCGTTGGGCCAAGGGCGAGGAAACGCATTTTGCCGGCGACGCGCTCTATACCGGCGCGCGGTATCTGCCGGGTTCCTCGCTGTGGCAATCCCGGCTCGCCTTCCAGCGCGTCGTTCTCGACCAGCTGCATCTTATGGCCGATGACCGCGCGCGCGATCGCTTCGCGCGCATCGAGAAACAGGCCCGCAAGGAATGGGGACAAGGCTATTGGTGGCAGCACGGCCGCAGCGAACCGCGCCGCGCGCCCAACCTTGACGCGATAGGGGGTTCACGATGACGGTCCCGACCGAAGCCTGCGACGCCTCCTTTCCGTTCACCGGCGCGGAGAACACCTTCAACACCGCCTTTCGCGCCAAGGCCGAAAGCCATGTGAAGGCGAAATTCACCGATGGCGATGGCGCTGTCACCGTGCTGGTGAACCCCACGCATTTCACGGTGGCGCTGGATCCCACGAGTGAAGTCGCGACCGTGACGCGCGTTCTGTTCCCGGCCGCCGCCGGCACGCTCTATGTCTGGCGCGACACGCCGGCGATCCAGGATGTCGAATTCGCCGACCTTGAGGATTTTCCGGGCGATACCCATACCGATGTCGCCGATGTCGGCGCGATGCGCGACGCCGAACTGCGCCGCGACCAGGCGGCGATCCTCGCGGCCGCAGAGGATCTGACCGAAGCCGTCACCCAGGCGGAAGCGGCGGCCAATGTCGCGGCCGGCCATGCCGCCAGCGCCAGCGCCGACAAGGATCAGACCGCGCTCGATGTCATCGCGACCGCCGCCGATCGCGTGCAGACCGGCCTCGATGTCATTGCCGCCGCCGCGTCGGCCGCGCTCGCCGCCGCCAATTCGGAAAATCCGGCTTTTACCTATCTGTGGGATGACGACACGACCGCCAGCGAGCCCGCCTCCTCTTATGTGAAGGGCGACAATGCCGCGCTCGCCTCGATCGGCACAATCCTGATTTCCGAAACCGCGCTGGAAGGCGCCATCGGCGGCTTCATCAGCGCAATGGTGGCGTCGGCGTCGGCCGTCAAGGCGACGGTTGTGCTGCTCAGGCTCGACGCGCCGACCAACTGGGTGGCGCTGGATGTAACCGCGCATGCCGACAATGGCGTCACGCGCGAGCTAACCTGCGACAATCTCGGCGGCGGCGGTTCGTTCACCGCCGGGGATGAAATAGGTTTCTTCATCCAGCGTGCCGGTCCTCCGGGCTCGGGCCTTGCCAATGTTGTCGATGACCTGACGCCGCAAGCCGGCGGCACGTTCGACATGAACGCCAAGCAAATGCGCTTTTCCAAGGGGGCCGATGTCGCCAGCGCCAACGCGCTGACACTCGGCGACGATGGAAACTATTTCGACATCACCGGCACCACGGCGATCACCTCGATCGGCACAAAGGCGGTCGGCACGATCGTCAAGCTGCATTTCGACGGCATTCTGACGCTGACGCACCACGCTGCCGACCTGATCCTGCCGGGCGGCGCCAACATCACGACGGCGGCCGGCGACGAAGCGGAGTTTGTCGAATACGCCGCCGGCGACTGGCGTTGCGTGAACTACAGCCGCGCGGCGGGGCCGGTCGATGTCGCAGCCAAGACGCAGGACTGGGAAGCCAGTGGCATTTTTGTCTCGCCGGCAGACGGCGATTATATCCTCAAACTGAAGCTCAAGCGCGGCGTGACCATTACGGACGTGACGACCAAATGTGGGTCGGGCTCCTGCACCGCGACATTCAAGATCGACGGTGTCGCGCTCGGCGGCACCGCGAACGCCGTCACCACGTCCGAACAGAGCCAGGCTCATGCCAGCGCCAATGTCGCGGCCGCCGGCACGGATATCAGCATGACGATCAGCGCGAATTCCGGCTGCCAGAAACTCAGCTTCACGATGTCCGGCACGCAAGTGCTCGCCTGATGACACAGGAAGAGATCATCATCGTCGAACGACCCGCCGTCCCCGGCGCCGATGTGTCTAACAGTGCCTTCGCGATCCATTCAGGAGGCCACGCGGACGCGCCGACGCCGGGCAATGCCTTCGACAACAACACTGGCACGCGCTGGGCATCTTCTGTGACCGGCGGCGCCGTCTCGGGCAGCGCCTACATTGGGCAGTCTTTTGGTGCTGGCAACGAACAGGACATCATTCAAGTCGCCCTCCACGGCATCGCATCCTCGTTTCCCGGCTACCATGTCACAAGCGTTCTGGTGCAGTATTCCGACAACGGCTCGGCGTGGACTACCGCCTACACCTGGAACGGCATCACCGACGCCACCACTTTGCAGGTCAGCCCGCAATTTGCTTCTGCCGGCGTGCATGGTCACTGGCGGCTTCTGGCGAACAGCAACGGCGGCAGCGGCAGCTATTGGAGTGTGTGGGAAGTGGAATTCCGCCCGGCCACATGATTGTTGCGCCAGTTGTTGTAGCGATTATAGTCGCCCGGCATGTTCAGAACCTTCCGCTCTCGCGCTATCGTCTATGTCCGCCGCATTCTCGGGGCCATCTATGCCCGGCGTCTGAAACGCTATCCAGCGCTGCGAGATATGATGTCCAAATTCGCGGCGTCAAAATCGGCGGCTGTGGATACCGCAGAGGCCATTTCACTTTATGAGCATGTGATTAGCCGCCGCCCGCGCAAGATACTGGAACTTGGCCCCGGAACCAGCACGGCCGTCATTGCCCTTGCCATCCACGAAGTACAGAAAACAGATCCGCTTTTCCGTCCGCAATTTATCGCGATCGAGGAAAAGGCAGAATGGCTCGCCTATCATCGGCAGACCATCCCGCCCGATCTTGCGGTGCTGGTGGATTTGCGCTTGGGCGAAGTCATTACCGAGCAAGTCGATGGCGTCTTGGCGGCGCGTTTTAGCGCGTGGCCGGAAAATAACGGATCCGCTGATAGCGGTATTGAGTTTTTGCACGTCGATGGGCCGGGTCATTTTCAATACGGCGCCCATGTCACCAGCGACGTGATCGCCTTCCAGGGCCAGCTTGCTTCAAAGTGCAGGATCGTTTTCGACGGTCGCGAAGCCAGCGCGCGGCTGGCGCAAAAGACGCTTGAAAAAGCCCAATTCAAAGCCAACCGTCACCCCTTCACGCTGGCCTATACCTTTACGCGGCATTAGTTCCGGTACGATTGACGCGGCCTTTCCGGCTGCATTCTGCAGGCTTCCTGATGGGAGCCCGGCGATGCGGCTTGTTCACAACTGGAAAACCGTCATGGTGCGCGCCTGGAGCGTGCGCCTGATCGCGCTCGCCGCCTTGCTGTCGGGCGTCGAGGCCGCTTTGCAGCTGGCCGGCAATGTCCTCGGCTGGCCGTCCGGCCTGTTCGCGCTGGCCTCCGCGCTGGCGACCGCTGCGGCCTTCATCGCCCGGCTTTTCGCGCAAAGCAGCCTGTCGGGTGAGCCGTGAACAGCCGCCTGACCAGCGCCAGGGGCGCGATCGCCGGCCTCGGCCTTGTCACGATCGCGCTGGTCGGCGGCTTCGAGGGTCTGCGGCTTTATTCCTACCAGGACGTGGTCGGGATCTGGACCGCCTGCTACGGCGAAACCCGCAACATGCGCGCCGGCCTGCGCTTCACCAAGGACGAATGCGACCGCATGTTCATCGGCTCGCTGGTCGAGCATGAGAGCGGCATGCGCGCCTGCCTGCGCGCGCCCGACGCCATCCCCGACAAGGTCTATGTCGCCTTCGTCTCGCTGACCTACAACATCGGCGTCGCGGCGTTCTGCCGGTCGAGCCTCGCGCGACATGCCAACGACGCCAATCTGCGCGCCGCCTGCGATGAGATCCTGAAATGGGATCGCGCCGGCGGCAAGGTTGTGCGCGGGCTCACGATCCGCCGCGAGAGGGAACACGCGCTTTGCAAAGAGGGGATTGCCGCATGATGCCGCTCACCGGCTTGTCGATCGCCGCGAAGCTGTGGAGCTTCGCCGGCGTCCTGACCGTTCTCGGCCTGCTCGGTTGGGCCATTCACACCAATATCTGGAACGCCGGCCACGCGGTCGGCCGGCAGGAGGCCATCAATGAAATCGCTGCGCAGGATGCAAAAGCTGTGGCCGCGCTCCGGGCGGCTTATGTTCGCTACAACGAGTGCCTTGCTCGTGGCGGGCTGTGGCGGTGGGAGCAATCTACCGGCCAGTGTGTCGGGCGGTGAGGCCAAGCTGATCCCGCATGTCGAGCATGCCGCCTGCGGCCAGACAAGTTACGACCAGGCCATTCTCGACAAGACCGTTGAGGCCGGCGTGGTCGCCGGCCATCCGCGTCCGCTGCCGCGCGAATGCCCGTATGAGCCGGTGGATATTTTCGCCGCGCCTTCGGGCGGCAAGGTGGAGCCGGTGCCGGTGCCGCGCGCGAAGCCGGAGCCGCCGAAGAAAGGCAAGGTCCGGCGTGTCATCGACAAGTGGCGCGGCGTGTGATGGCGCGGCGCCCGAGCAACAACGCGCTGCTGCTGCAGCTGGTCGAGGATGTCGGCGGGCTGAAATCCTCCGTCGAATTCGTCAAGACCGCGCAGACGCGCGCGGACGGCAAGCGCGCGGATCTCTATCGCGAGATTGGCAATTGCCGGCGCGACATCGCCGAGGTGAAACAGGCACAGGCGCTGACCGCGCGATCGGTGACGCAGATGGAGCCCATCGTCGCCTCGCTCGACCAGCGCCATCAGCGCCGCATCGGCGCCGGCGTGTCGCGCAAGCAAGTCTGGTGGGTCGCGTCCGGCCTGGTCACGATTACCGGAGTGGCCGGCGCAAAACTCACGCCGCTCGGCGAGTGGCTGACGCGGAACTGGCCGTTCAAGTGAGCGTTGCGGGTTGCGTCATGTTGTGTTGGCGCGAACCGGGCAAGCCCGGCGCGCGCTCGCGGCGCGTCGGGCCGCATGCATCGAGAAGGAAAAAATGAAATGTCCACACGTCCAGGCTTTTCGCGCGTCATTCCGTTCATGACGGAGGAGCGCCAGCAATCCAAGGGGCTGCAGTCGGTCAAGGTGAAATCGGCGGCCACGTTCAACCCCGTGGTCGTCAAGGCGTCGCCCGGCGCGATCTTCGACATCGTGCTGCAGAACCACGACACCACGCCGCATTTTCTGAAACTCTACGATCAGATCACGACGCCGGATCCGTCCGCCGATGCCGCAAATCTCAAAGGTACGTTCCGGCTCGGCGGCACAACCGCCGGCGACGGCACGCCGGCGATCCACTTCCCGCACGGTCTCGAATTCCAGACCGGCATCGCCTACGCGATCACGGCGGCTGTCACCGAAACCGACGAAACCGCGACAGCCGTGGATGACATCACCGGCGTGATAACCTACATCTAG